CCCGGACCACTCTTTCGAGTTCTGTCATATCATAATCCCCGCTTCCCGAAAGTACTCTCGGCATATCAGAGTATGTTGCCGCAAGTCTTCCTGATTGATGACATCGCGCTCCAAATCTACGGTGAAACCATCAGGCCGTACGCCCATGGTATGTCGGATATGATTCTTGGTCAGATAGCTCATCAAGACGGTATCGAGAGACCGGATATCCTCCGGATGCTCATACTCCACAATCTCGGACACAGAGTACCACAGGCCGAGAAGGTGATGTGGCTTATCCTTGAGCTGACATACCTCATTGACAATCTGAGGCCGCCCACCGGGAGCTGTCTTGGCAAGTACCTTGGGAACACCAATGACATCCACTTCCTCGATGGCCAACAGGTTCTCATAGCAATCAACCCACTCAGCCATATCCTTACCTTGCGCAACCGCCATCAGCTTAAAGGGGCGCTTATAGCCATAACGCTTGATGATATCATTCAGAGCCTTATCGACTCTCGCCAAAGTCTTGTCGCGATCCTGAAACGCATCAGGAAGGATAATCTCATGAGCCTCGATACGTTCGGCGGCGTCGCACACTCGAGACACATCAACGGCGTCACCCAACTCGATGAGACTATTATCCAGAATCTTGTAACCCTTGACACTCTGGGCAACATTCCGATACATCGGATACTTCTCAACCAGATGCGTCAAGAACATATGCATCGACTGCGAATACTCCATGCAAAGGTTGCCCAGGGGATAGATGTTAATCAGTTGCATTTCCTTCCCTCCTTTCAATCTCATGGTTCAGGTACCAGGCGGCCTTCTTCAAATCCTCGAGTGCCTTAGCCTCGTCGCTCTTACCTTTGGACTTCTTCCGGCCGGCCCGCGACACGTACTTGATAACGTTGCCGAGATTGAAGTTAAGCTCCTTGTCATCGATGAAGTCAATAACCTCAATCTTGCCGCTAGTGTAATGGTCGGGATGATTCACATTATCAGCCATTGTTTACCTCCAAATCTCCGAACAAGGCCGGATACAGACCGTTGCACAGGGCATATGCTTCCTTCGCAACCTCCCGCATTTGCGGATGCGCCGCAGGGGCACAACGCAGACGGAAGAAATGGCGCCACTCACGAACGTTGGCCGTCATGACCACTTCCGTCTTCAGGCTATTGGGCAACACTGCCCGCGCCTCTTGCGGAGAACAACCATCCTCAAGTAGGGCAAAGTAGGAGCTCTCGGCGTACTGCATAGCGTTCTTCCAATGAGCATACGGCGTAGTTCCAGGAATGAGATAGCACGGCTCGATGACCGTAATTTGGGTACCAAACTTCTCCTGGGAATAATTGCAGTACCTCGTACTCTCCTGGCAATACGCTGCCAGCCGGTGGCGAACGATTTCATGGCTTACGCCCCGGTCGCACACGAACTTAATCATGAGAGTGCCGTGTTCCAGAACGGCCTCGTGACCGCGCTTGATGATGTTGCGAATGAACTTCTCCGCGGAGCCTTCCGTAATCTTGTCTTCGGACTTGTAGCATACACGGCCGGCCTTCTCGATAGTGTCATAGAGCGTTGCACGTGCAGGCGCTTGGTACAGAATCACCTTAGCTTTGTCAATAATCATTTTCTCCATCCCCTCTCAGTGAGTTTCGCGCAGTTGTATCTGTATATCTCGTCCAGAGACATATCGTACAGCTCACACAACGCCGTAAGATACCAGAGCACATCGCCGAGCTCCGATTTGAGGTCATCCTCGCCGCAACGAGCACGATCTTTAGCGTAGTTACGCTCGCGCCCTTTGAAGATTCCCAAAACCTCGCCAGTCTCCTCGGCCAGGCCGAAGATACACATTCTTTGCTTTTGTTCGGTAGTCATTCCGGGGAAGCTCTTAGCGAGCTGTCCCCGGATGTCCACCTGTACTTCAGATAGACCCGCCATGGTTAATTCCTTTCTCTTGTGAAGAAATAAAAGAACGGTGTGTCGATCAAAGCCAGGATAGCTTTGAACAGATACTGGCCCACCATCATAGCCGTCAGTGTAGAATGCATCTCGCTATTCCAGAGCCAACCGAAACCAATGCCGAAGGAGATGCCAATGAAAAGCACGGTATCGATAATCTGACTGGTCAACGTAGAAGCATTATTCCACAGCCAGCGGCCTCTGGTACCTTTATACTTGTCACGCAGCTTATGGAACACGAACACATCCCAAGACTGAGATGCAATATACGCCACGAGGCTGCCGACCACAAAAATCCAGTTCTGCCCGAGAAGAGACACATAAGCCGTCTGCATATCCGGATCTGCCGCAGGCAAATACTGCGTGAAGATAATTAGAAGAGTTGCGAGGATCTGACCGATCATACCCCAGCGAACAATTAAGTTCGCCTCTTCTTTACCCCACAGCTCGCCGACGATGTCGGTGATAAGGAACGTGATCGCGTAACACACAGCCGCGCCAGGCAACGTGATGACAGTACCGAAAAGAGAAATGCCGGTGTAGATAAGCTTGCCAGTCACCACATTGGAAATGACAAGGCTGATGCCGAACAGCATGCCCAGCAGTTGCAGGTTCTGATATGTCTTTTTCACTTACTTGCCCTCCTCGAAGATATTGGTCTGTCCTTCAACCTCGGTCGAAGAGTCGAAGTCCGTTGCGCAGGGCTGAAGGTCTTCCGCTCCGGACAGAGCAGGATCCTCAACACCGTTCGCAGCAAACGCAGCTGCGCGATCGATGCACGTTCCGCACTTACCACAGGGCGTATCTCCACCTTCGTAGCAGGACCACGTGAGATGATAGGGAGCTTTCAGCTCAAGACCCTTCGCAACCACCTGGGCCTTGGTCAGGTTCAGGAGAGGTGCCTTCAGGTGCAACGTACGACCAGAGCCTTCGTAGATGGCGGCACGCATCGAGTTATCGAACTCGGGTGTGCAATCCGGATAGGCTCTACCGGCGGCGTCGTCGGCGTGCGCACCATAGTACACCGCCTCAGCGCCCAAGCTGATTGCGACCGCCGATGCATAAGCCAGGAACAGGCCGTTGCGGAAGGGAACATAGGTCTCAACGGTTCCTTCGCCGCCCATCTCGGCCAACTGCTCAGCGTAGCTCTCCTTCTTGATCTCCCCGTTGCCCTGGAGAAGGGAGCAATCACTGAAGTCATATACCCCCATGACCTGCCGCTCGATGCGATCGCACCCATAGTACTTTGCTACGGCTTCAGCACACTGCATTTCTTTGGCGTGCTTCTGGCCGTAATAAAGACTCAGACCGATCACCTGATCGACCCCGTACTTCTGTACGGCCATTGCCAAGCAAGTGGTGCTGTCGATACCACCGCTTAGCAGGACTACTGCTTTCTTGTTCATGTTACATGAACCTCCTTCGGTTTTTTATTATACCGTCGGGTCCTCCGACGTAGAACGCGCAACAGCGCGACGTTCCCTTAAGAATGCTTGCAACTGCTTCGTTGCACGGAATCCGTTAGCTCCGCTCGCCGTGATAGCTCCGGCGGTCACCAGCTCACAGAAGATATTGTACATTAAGTACCTATCGATATCCAGAATCTCTCGAGCCATCTTAAGACTGATGGTTCCGGCACCAATGAAAGTTTCAAACTTCGGATACTTATTAAAGTACTTCAGGACCACCTCCGTGTCCAAAGGCGCTAACACCTTATCGTCCATTTTTTACACCTCCATTATTGCTCCATTTGCTTAGCGATTTCCATCAACAATTTATCAGGGACATATGTAGCATTGGATACAGGCCGCATAAGACCCCGTGTAATCAAGTCCGAAAGAATCTTGGCGCTGTCCGTACGGTCGATACCAAGAATCTCCTGGAACTGAAAACCTTTGAAACTACTCGAGGAGAGTAGTACCCGCAATGCAGGATGTACGCTAAGCAATCCACGAATAAACTGAATGTTTTCCGCTTTCTTAGATTGTGCTCGCTTGAACTCCCGAATATAACTTGCGTACGAGAAGGATTCTTTTTCGAGTGTCCATCTCAAAAACTCGTCAGCCCACTCAAGGTGCTTCTCCGAGATACGAAGCTTCCCATCATAAAACTCGCCACATAGAACGGCTGTTGCGCAACATAAGCGGAGAAGCTTCTCGTGCACAGCTACACCTACAACCAACGGTCCTCCACCGTAATCATCATTGAGCTTATGCGCAACTTCCCGAACTTTAGTCTTAAAGTTAGGTGGGAAGATTATGTCTTCTGACGTAACAGCCCACGCCGCGTTGATGAGGTCGAGCCACTTACTGAGTTCTGGTTGCGTTTCGGCATCGATCCCATCAAGGACATCGATATCTTCCCTTGCTGCAGTGAGCACCAAGTCGAAGCGTGCTTGATCCTCAGCAACTGGAATGAACTCTTGGAAGGCTCCGTACCCCTTCCAGTAAAAATCAGATAGATTTCGCCCTGACCTTGGGTTGGAAAGCCAAATAAGTCTTGTACGAGCTCGGGCTTCACCTTTAACAATCTTATTAAGAGTGACAGCACCTGAAGAACGAGTGCTCGATAAATCTTTGATATCATCGACTTCAAGACCTGATGCTTCATCAATTATCAGCAACCCCCTATCATTCATAGGTATGGCACCCCAGGTAATAACCCAGGAGTCACCAAAACGTTGTACACCCCCGATGACGCCCGTACGCCGAGCATTCTCACCGTTAATGTAACCACCCATACCGAGGACCTTGACAAGCCGTTGTGCCATCTGAGATTTGCCTGTACGTGTATCACCAATAACCATCGTATCCAGCCATCCCTTAATAAGACCTGCTTGCCAAGGAATCTCGGTTACACTACAATAGGTCAACATGAGCGCCCCAAACAAATCAGGCCGGCCCTCAATAGCCAATGCAGGCATCCATTCCTGATAGTGCTTGTCGATTAGCTCGTGCATGCTGCCGCAGCTCGTTGCAACCTGGCGAAACTTCTCGAAGCTCGACACATCCACCACTGGTCGCAACATCGCCAGGTTCTCTGCGGACCTAATCATATAGTAGTTCTGTTGAGAACGAGGATCCGTTACGCGGCATGCTTCAAAATTGTACTTAAGGGTCGCATTCAAGCGGAAATCGTTATACATGTAGATTCCGTAGCGACTCTCGAACGAAGACTCCTCCAAGCCATCAATAAAGCTGGCGCTCTCCTGGAAAATAATCTTCTGTACATTGGTATACTCAACGGGCTCGGTAATGACCGATTTGCACCCGTACAGTTTGCGAGCTAAAGAATCCTGAGCCGTATCAGAAGAATCCAGAAACTGAAGAATCTGCCGAGGTTCGATATCAATCGTCTGAGGTTCGTTCTGAAAGGCCAATGGACAAGGTTTGCTACAAGTAGCGTTGCGACAAGTCGCTCTAATCTTAGTAGGAATGGTATAGATTTTGGGCTCGACGCCTACGACGCTCATATTATTGAGCTTCAGCCATGTGTTGAAATGTTCCGAGAACTCACTACGTACCAGAGACACATCTTGAACTTCGACATTCTGTTCCGCCTGTTGCAACTCAACCAGGTCCTGAGCGAATTGCAAGACATCTGAATCATGTGTCTCTTTGAAGTAGTCCGCAAAGTCCTTCACTGGCAACTCTACGACGCGAATACTTCGCGCTATGTTGCGCAGGAGAGAAATGTAAGTCTTTTCATTTCGCTTTCCCACGCTATCT